GATGTTCCACCTCCTGTCACCCAAGCACCAGCTTTTGAAAATGCAATTGTTTTTGTAGAACTTGTTAAGTCTAAAGCCATTCCAATTATTCCTGTAAAACTATCAAATCTTGTAGTGTTATTTCCAAAAAAGTTATCAATAACCTGACTACCATCATCTAAATTTGCATATATAACAGCATTATATCCACTTATATCTAATCCTTGATTATTAGCTTCATGCGGCAAGTCTTCTGCTTTAGTTTCAAAAGGTGATATTCCTAAACCAAATCTTTCATCTTTTGGCATAGTTGTTATATTCATTTCTACATACCATTTACCAGTAGTTAAACCAAAAGTGCTAGTACAAGCACCTCTACCATTAGCAAAAGAGGTAACAAGATTACCTTCAGTAAATGTAGCAGCAGTAACAAAATTTGCTAAAGGATTCATAGTACAAAAATTATTAGTACAGGTATCTATGCTTTGATCTACTGCTGTAAGGTTATTAACTGCGAAGTGATGAGTGTTTCCAGATGTATCAGCACCCATACCACTAGCATCTGTTCCTGTTCCAGATTCTTTATATTCCATATAAAATCCATTTGTACCAAAGGTTAAACCAGATACATCTATTGGTTTCCATATTCCACTATCACTATCAAATTCTCCAAAGCTATCTGCCGCTAAAGCTGTGCCATCTATTAAAACTGTTTCACATAAATAAGCATCTAATTTTTTACTACTTGCTTGATAAATTCCTATATAATTAGGGTCGCCACTTGTATTAACATAACTATCTACATTTTCACCAGCATTAGTGTCAGTTACAAAACTTGTAAGTCTAACTCCATTAACATACATTTTCATTCTATCAGCAGCTGTACTATCTGTTGAATCATAAGTAAAAACTAAATGATACCAAGCAGCTGTATCTCTGAGTTTCATTGTTGATCTTAATTCTGCAACTGTTCCTGTATCTTGTTTAAACCAAAATGTGTCATCTGCTCCACTTGGTGTTCCTATCATTATATCTGAATAACGACTTGCACCATCTTCTCCACCAAAAACATTTATAGGATTTCCTATGCCTATATTTCCTCTTTTAATCCAAGTTGAAAATGTCCAAGTTTTTCTATTTCCATCACTACCTGGTGTTCTGCTTAAATAATCTGTACTATCATCATTAAATCTTAATGAGTTAGCTACATTATAACCAGTAGCTGCTGTTGCTGATCCAACATTACCTGGTAAAATTAAAGGCATATTAAGATCCTAATTCTGGGAATTCTCCTAATGGTCTTTCCATTACAACTGGGTCCCCTTCATCAGCTGTGTTTACATAAGTATATAAAGTTTCTAAAGCTGGTGTGTTTGATGCGTTAGTAATCAATGTTTCCATTGCTGCTTGTTTAGTTCTAATTCCATTTCTCCATGTTGTAATAGCACTAGGTATTGCTGTATTTTTTTCTGCTTTACGTGTTATGTACCAGTCAGTTTGATTTAATAAACCTTGAGCCTGTTGTTTAATTACCTGAATAAAATTATATTTTAATCCTCTTACAGCAACAGTATCGGTATCAGCACCTTCTGGTGCTTTTCCATCATCGATTTGTGCTTGTGTCCAATTAGTATCCGCATGAGCTTTGGCTGTAGCATCACCATATGCGGAAGTAACTGTTCCAGCGTCTGCATCATAAGTAAAAGTTTGATTTGTATTTATGTAATATGTTTCATCTTTTTTCTTACTATCATCAAAAGTTATCTCATAAATACCAATAGCTGCTAGTTCACTTGCAGTCCATACAGAAAATATTCTAGCTGGATATTGAACATCTCCTATAACCAAAGGTTTAGGGTGATTAATAATTTTTGATATTGATCCGTCTGTTATTATTGCGTGCATATTATATCCTAACTTTCCGCTAAATTTAATGTTCTACCTACTTCTTGCCATACAGCACCATTGTATCTAAATACTAAAATATCTGTTTTACCATCCGTATCTGTTGTCGTCGGAGCTGTCGACGCGGCAAATTCAAATACTGTATTAAAAGCAATTGTGTGTGAACCATTATAGTTAATTTCAACAGCAATAAAAGCACCTTCTACTGCATTACTTGGTGCAGAGAAAGTAGTGTTTTCTGTAGTTAAATGAAAAGCGTTTGCTGCAGCACTTGCATCCCAAGCAATCGCGTTTGATGATGAAGTAATTGCTACTTGTGCAACATTAGCTGCTACAGAGAACGTGGCAACTCCTGCTTGAGCAAGTGTTCCACTAACATCTAAGTTTCCATTAACATCAATTAAAGTTGAGTTAAGTTCAAGTTCGTCATCAGCATTAATATCTAAATCACCATCAGCATCTGATCTAATGTTAATAGCAGAATCTCTAAACTGAAGTTGCATATCAGCATTAAGTAATAAACCATCGTTGTGAACGTGAGTTAAAGTAACTTCTGCATTAGCACCAAATTTAAGTACAGCAGCATCACTAATAAGTGTTACATCATCTCCGAATATTGCATCTTTAACTACAGATAAACCACCATCAGTTTGTAGTGATCCATCAGTTGTAGAAGTTGCTTCTGTTGCATCATCTGTTTTTAAAATACCACCAAAAGTACCAGTTCCAGAACCTGCTAAATTTCCAACTACATCAATTAATGTAGCAGTTAATTCTATTTCATCTGTTGCTGCAATATCTAATACTGTTCCACTTGCACCTTGTATAAATTGAGTAGCATCATTAAAGCATAATTTGTTTGTAGAGTTTAAAGTTAATCCTGTACCATCTGTATGAGTTAATGTTGTATCACCATCTGCACCAAATTTTAATACTGCTGAATCTGAAATTAAACTTAAATCATCACCAACGGTTAAATCTGTTGCAACTTTAACTGTTGTATCATCATCTAAAGTTAATACAGTTGTTCCATCGTATTGTTTAAATATTAAATCATCTGTATCAACTTCTAATTTAATTACTTGAGCACCTGCAGTGCCATCCATATCTAATGTTAATTGTAATGTGCCTGCATCTTTAAATTCTACATTTCCACCTGCTGCATCAATAACAATATCTGCTGTTGCATCTAAAGTAATATCAGCACCAGAATCTATTTCTGCAATTACCGGTGTAGTTAAAGTTTTGTTTGTTAAAGTTTGTGTTGCAACAAGAGACACTAAAGTTGAATCAGCACCATCTGGTAATAACATAACGTTTGTAACACCTGCAGAGTGTGGTTGTGCTTTTACTTGTTGGCCGTGTGAATTAGACTCACAGTTAAATTGTATAGAACCTGAATTTGTATTACCTCTAACAGTTACATGACCAGTGCCTTTTGCTTCTATATCTAAATCAATATTTGAATCACCACCTGTTGCTGATAATTTAGGTCCAGCACCAGTTGCAGCATTCGTTACATCAAATTGATTAACTGCAGAACCTGTTGTTTGAAATATAATTTGTTCATTACTATTTTCATCTGCAATAAAATGTGCGTCATCAATTAAAATATTATGTGAATTAGTATCTAAGTTTGCACCTAATTGAGGTGAAGTATCTTCTACAACATTTGATATTGCACCTGATGTAGCAAGTCCTGCTACAATTGCTGATCTTGCAATTTTTTTAAGTCCACCACCTGAAGTATCTACTGCTATAAAAACATCATCATTTGCTACTGTAGATATTTCAGATAAACTACCTGCAGCAATTGAATTAAAATTTGTACCATCTGCAACTAATAAATTACCTGCAGTGTTTGTACCCATAGTAATATCATCACCTGATACTGTAAGATCTCCAGTTACGACTACATTACCACCAAACGTAGCTTTACCAGCATCTGACATATCAAAAGTTAAAGCCGTTACATCTGATCCACCATCATTACCTTTAATTATTAAATCTTTATCTGAAACTTTTGATTGTAAAATTACATCACTTGATGAATTAAAAATACGAAACATTTCAGTGCCATCATCTTCGTAAATAACACCACTTGCAGCTGTGCCTGCATCAAGAGTAATACCACCAGCAGATTCTATATTAATAGAATCAACAGCTGTACCATCTGATACAATGTCTAAATCACCATCTGCATTAGATCCAATTGTTAAACCAGTATCTCTAAAAAGAAGTTTGTTTGCACCATTTAAAGTTAAACCTGTTCCATCAGTGTGTGTTAAAGTTGTGTCTGAATCTGCACCAAAACTTAATACAGCAGAGTCACTTAATAATTTAACATCATCACCAAGCACTGCATCTTTTGCTACAGATAATCCACCATCAGTTTGTAATGAACCATCTGTTGTAGAAGTCGCTTCAGTCGTGTCGTCTGTTTTTACAATCCCACTTGCTGTAACTGTTGTAGCAGTTAATGCTTGTGCAGCAATTGTGCTGCCTGATTGCGCTGTAAAAGTATTTGCTGTAAATTGAAAATCATCAGCTCCTGCAATTTTAATATCTATCTGGTCATCCGTATCTGCTGTAATACTTGTATCACCATCAGCATCTAAAATTAATTCATTCCCATCTAAATCATGATCTCCTGTAGATGCAATACCTGAATCAACTAAATTTGGATTTGTAGCATCATCTGCAGTAGCGTAGACAAGTTTACTTCCTTTATCTGTTGCTGCAAAAGTAACTGAACTTCCTGAACCAGACGCGTATTTAAATTGAACTGTATAAGCACCAGATGTACCATTAACTAAAACATATAATTGTTGAACATCTAAAGGAATTGTTACAATTTGATTTCCTGTAATTGTTCCAGTAAATTTTATAATTCTATGAGCAAGAACAGCACCTGCTGATCCATCTGAAACTGATAATGTTGTTGTATCAGCACTACCAGCTATACTTTGTTCAATGTAACCACCTGAGATTTGTTCTACAATACTTAAATTTGTATTAGTTTTTGTTCCCCAAGTTCCGGCGTTTTCGCCAGTGGTCATTAATTCTGTTCCTAGTCCTGTAAATGTTGATGCCATAATTTAATTCCTTAAGGTGTTCGAGAAGGCACTGGGATTCTTACTGTTCCGTCTGTGTAATCATCTCTTCGTCTTCTACCTATTTGTTCTCCTCCAAATTTTTGTACTTCTTGTTGATACTTTTGTTCATATAATTGCAGCATATCAGCTGGACCTTTTAAAAAAGCATACGCTTCTGCTAAGCAACAATATAACAGACCATTTGGAAAATTCATACTAATATAATTAGTGTCATTATTTTCAAATATACCCGGTACTGCATTGTAATGAATTTTGTAAGCAAACGTTCCGCTCGGTGCTGGTGATACAACTATAGACCCAGAGTTTGATGAACTCTCTCCAGTTGCTCCAGTATCTAA